GCTTCTGCATGACCATCGCGCAGGCAAGGAATGACTCAGCAAACGACTTGCGGTCAACCGCGCCTTTGTTGGCTGACACCATGCCGATGACGAAAGTGTCTTCGGGTATGCCCATCCATTGCCTAGCCGGCACCTGGCCGTCACTACCCTGCATCAACTCGGTCGGCTTAAACACCGTCGTGTCGATGGCGTGCGGGACGTACAGCGCTTCGATGTCGTGGCGCTCAATCGCGGCAAGCCCGAACTGCGACATGGCAATCGGGGTGACATTGGGGCGCGCCAGCCATCCGATGACGGGCGCCGGCGCGGGGAAGTGGTCAATGGGCACCCAGGATGCGACGCGCTCGAGGACATCCCACCCGGCGCCCTTAAACACCCAGCAGTCAAACAGGGTTATAACGACGGCCTGCTGGCCGGTGGGCCGGCCCCAGTCCATCGCGTAGGCGGGAATGACGTCGTTGGAGTAGACGTCAAGCCCGCGCGGATAGACGGGCATTCCTTCCCACTCCATCATGGAGCCTTCGAGGCCGTAGTTGGAGGCGATGGCTACTTGGTGGCCGGCTTGCTTGAGTCGCTTGGTGACTTGCTGCGTTTGCTCGCCGTAGCCTGTACTCGTCCAGGGACTATTTGAGGCCCAGAGAATTCTTGGTGCAGCACCCCCAGGCGGAGCAGCTGCTCCCTCTCCGGCGGTGGCACGTCGAGCGGGGTTCCCAGAGCGTGCCGGGTTTCCGGTTCGCTTTTGCTTCGTGGCATGGGCCACCGTTTCTCCTTGGGGTGCGCAGGGGGATGTGGATGGCCCCGCCCCCCTGCGCAAAGGCGGGGCCATCCACGTCTTGGGTGCCTAGTGACTAGGCGGTGCCACCGAGGTGGTGCTTCACATGCGACGTCTGCGGCAGGTTGCCGTCGACGCGGATCTGGAAGCGGAGAGTGACCTGCCCGGTGTTGAAGGCGAAGTCATCCGAACGGGCAACATCGATGCCGCCCACGGTGCGGACGTAGTACGACGGGAAGTGGCCCGCGATCACGGACTTGGCGGCAGATCCAACCGACGCCATCGCGGGGTTCTCCACGATCGGGTAACCCAGCACGGTGTCATTTGCCGAGGCAACCAGCGAAGGCGCAAAGACGTAGTCGCCTGACGTCGTCTTCAGCTTGCGCATCGCGCCGATGCTGGAGCCATTCGCCATGACCCCGAAGCCGGGGAGGCGGCGAGCCGCACCGTCCAGCGAGTAGACGAGGTCGATGAGGTTGTCGGCGGTGAAGTGGCCCGTGCCCGCAGTCGCGGTCGCGGTGCCGCCGGTGACGCCCAGCGTCGAGGCAGCGACGATGCCCCTGGGCTCAACGGTGCCGGTACCCACGGTCAGCTTGTTGTTGACGGCGTAGCCGATGGCGTTGCCAGCCTGCTGGCCGAGGAAGCCGATGACGTCGATCTGGCTGTCGGCGAGGAACTCCTGCGAGACCTGCACGATGAAGGCGTACTTGTAGGCCTTGAGCGTGGTCTTGCCGAAGCCGGGGTCGGACTCGTCAATGGTGGCGGCCTCAGCCTCGTATCCGGCCGTTGACCAGGACGCGAGCGACGGGAGAACCAGATCCTCACCGGCAGCGGTGTTGAGGACGGTGACGACGCTGGGGTCAAGCATGGGCCCGACCAGCCGCGCTTGATCTAGCACGACGTTTGAGAAGGTCGTCGGCACGGGCGCATTGCTGGTTGAGGTGGCGATGTCGCGCTTCTCAAACTTGAAGGAGTGAGCGCGACGCTCACCGGTCAGCAGCGAGCGAAGGATGTCGGCGTCGGTCTCGGCCGGCGCCGTGCGGGCCTCAACTGGACGCATGACATCCTCGAGGCCACGCATGGACTCGGCGATCTCCCGCTCGCGCTTCTCAGCCTCGACGAGCGTGTCGATCGTTGTGCGCTTCTCGTCGAGCTCCGCGAACGTGCGGTCGACGAACTCGCGCTCCTCAGCGGACAGGTCGCGCTTCTCGGCGGCGGCCTCGTCCATCTTTGCCTTCGCTGCGTCGTAGGCCCGCTGACGGTCTTCGACGAGCTTCTTCAGGTACTCGGACAACGTGATTCACCCCTTCCTGGGGTCTCGGTTTATTGGAATGCGCAGGTGTCTCTTGCGAATCCCGCCGAGGCTCCTCAGAGCGGGGACCTAGCCGCGGCTCACGCGGCCAGGAAGTTTTAGGCCTTGAAGATCAGGTCCAGCTTGGTCTTCAGCAGGTTGATCTCGCTCGTGTCGTGGGCTGGTTCGACGACCGGCTCGGGCTCCGGCGACAACTTGGCGACGACTGCGGACAGCAGGCCGGCCTGGTCGAGTGTCAAGGTGGCGCCGCGCTCCAGCGCCTCGAGGGCGCCGTTGAGTGCATCAGCGTCTTCGCCGGTCTTCTCAGCCAGCATGTCGAGCGAGCGCACGGCAGCTGTCGTCGCACGGTAAGCGGGAAACGTCACAATGCTGGTCTCGTGCAAGCGCACCTGCTGCAACGTTCTTTGGCTGCCGTCGTCATTCCAGGTGTCGCCGCCGCGAGGGACAGAGAAGCCGAAGCTCATGGAGTCGACCACGCGAGGCGCGCCACCGGCACCGAGCAGCACGGCCAGGTCCCGGCCGTCCGTCGTGTCCGGCAGCGTCGCCTTGACGAGCAGCCCGCGACTGTCCTCCTCAACCGTCATGGTCTTCGACCGCGTTGACGCCAGCGGCCGGGCCGGGTCGTGGTTTACCAGTAGGAAGACGTTGTTGCGGGACTTCAGCGACCTTGAGAAGGCGCCGGGTGCGATGGTCTCGGTGAACGGCAGCGGCTCACTCGGTGAGTTGAAGACGGCCGCGTATCCCTCGAAGCTCATACCTTCGGGGGCGTCGCGCACCTCAAGATCGTCGACCGTAAACGTGCGAGTCTCCATCTGCATACTTCGTCCTTCTTCCTCACGGATGCGCTCAGCCTCGCGCTCAAGCCAGCGCCTCGCAGGCTCAGGGTCAGTGGGGTCAATACCCCAGAGGTAGTGCGCCACGGCTCCGGCGCCTGGATAGTCGGGATGGTTGCCGTCGCTGTTCTGTGGCGCCTGGAGGTCGACCGCGTGACGCGCCGCCCAAGCGTTCGCCCGAATGACTTTGTCGTCGGACATCTGCCCGTCAGCGATCTGACGGGCCTCTCGGATGGTGCGATCCGCCAGGCCGTCACCGCCGTAGCCCTCAGCCCGATACGCGAGACCCTTGCGCGCCGCTTCCGACATGTAACCAGGAACGTCCGGCACAACTACACCTGCGCGTTCTCAGCCGGCTGCAACTGGTTAGACGCCAGGCCCGTGTGCGCCATCGGCGGCAGACCGAGCGCAGCAAGCACGGCCGCCGGGTCATAACCGGACTGCACAAGCTTGGCGGCCATCTCGACGCGCTCACGCTCCTCCACGATGCTGGCAGAGTTCACGGCAATGTTCGCCAGAGGCACACGCGGGGCGTCGCCTCCGTCAACAGGACGCAAGTCCATCAAGCCGCGGGCCTCGTTGACGCTCATGTACCCGGCCTGGAGCGCGGTTGAGAAGACCTGCGCCTGGGTGGCGGAGTCGCCGCGAAGAAGCCCGTCCATGTTGACGCGCAGGAACACATCACCGGGCAAGAGGCGGTTGTGTGCCTCCTCGATGGCAGCGATCAGCGGGGTGAGCGAGTAGCGGGTGAACTGGATCGCGTTGTGCTCAACCGACGCGTAGGACATCGCGCCGGGAGTGTTCAATCCGATCATGCTGGGAGGTACACGAAAGACCCTGGCGACTTCTTCCACGGCGAATTGGCGGCTCTGCAACATCTGAGCCTGCTCGCCATCCGAGCCCGTCTTGACAAACTTCGCGCCACCCGAAAGAACCCCAGGCCGGTGCGCCTTCTTCAAGCCCTTGTGCCCAGCCTCAAACGCATCGACCAGATCCTTCGCCTGCTCCTGCGTCAAGTTACCCGGGAACTCGATCATGCCCGACGTGTTAGCGCCGTTCGAGAAGTACCGCGATGCGAACTCGTCCAGCGCCTTCGCCAGTCCCAGCGTCTGCTTCAGCTCGTCCACCCGACTGACTCCCTTAAGGGAGCCAGGCCGGCGCATCTCGGGGATGTACAGGACATCCTCCCCGGGCAGCACCACCTGGCCGCCGTCGATGACGAACTCGCGAAGACGCGACTGAGGGTTGCGACGGATGTCGACACGCGTCGGGTCCAGCGGCTGCAAGGCGACGATGTCGCCGGCGCCGTTCCGCAGAATCTGGACGCACGCCCCATGCGACAGCAGCATCGACACAACCA